TGCCTGTAAACGTCGGCTGAGATACAGAACCGCTCGCCGTGGTTGTTCCGCTGAGTTTGACCTTCGTTCCCGTGAAAGTGGGCTGTGATACCGTGCCCGTGGTTGTGCCGGATACGCTCACATCGCCTTCAGAGCCGCTGAAGGAAGCAGTGTATTCGCTCGGGACGGCGATATTGCCCGTTACAAGCCGGACACCCGTGCCAGTCCATGACGGCTGAGAGGATGTTGCGGACTTAATCCCAGTCACAAAAGTTTGCTCAGTGGATTGCGTCGGCAGGGTTCCCGCGTTCCACCCGAGGGTAAGAACCTCATCCTCAACAGTTGCAGAAAACGCCGGGAGGGTTCCTTGAGTTGCCATGCCGTGAATCTTTGCTGTGTTCGGGGTGACGGTGATTGTCGGAACGCCAACGGTTCCGTCAGGCGTGTATGTTGCGGTTCCCGAAGCCGCCGGAGATACGGTCGCGGTCTTGTTTGTCGTTGTCTTTGTGGATACGGTAACGCCGCCCGACGGTGTAAATTTTCCCGTCGATGTCATGCTCTTGCCCGTAAACGTGGGCTGAGATACCGTGCCCGCCGGGGTATAGTTGCCGCTCGTATCGTTTGTGGATGTAATCGTCACTGTCGAGGATGAACCCGTGAAAGTGGGCTGTGACACGGTTCCTTCAGGCTTGTATGAGCCGGACGCGTTATCCTTGAACGCGAGGGCTCCGAGGGAACTCAAGTCGCCGAATTCCTGCCATTTACTGTCGTAGTTGAACACAAACTCCTTGGAGCCGTATGTGGCAATATTGCCGACCTTTGCGGTGACGGATTCTCCGCCGATGGTAATCGGGTTTGTGGTTGAACCTTCCGAGATTGCTGTGGTTGTTACTCCGAGAAATCCTGTACTGCTCTCAATAGCGGCGATGAGGTTTCTTGCGCCTTGGTCTACAAGGTCGTATGTCGTACCACTCGGGAGCGTTATCTGCTTAATATCAGGCATGTCTTTTCCTCCTTAAAACATTGTAAACACAAGGTTTTCGCCGTCTTCTCCGGCGGTGAAAGCTCTTACCTTGCTATTCCAAAAGGCTTTTTCCTCAGCCGTGACATGGATGCTCATGTCGCTCATGTGTTGCACCATCAGGGCATCCGTAAAGGGCAGGTCAATCAGATATGCTTTCCCGTCGCCAATCTTTACGCCGGGGATATTCTTTACATTACCTTCCTCATCCTCTGCCTGCTGATAGTCCGTGTATACATACAGGACATTCTTTTTACTGATGAGGTCGCGTTGGCTGTTCCATCCCTCAGTCGTGTTTGACGCGATGGAATCCTGATGGATGATCTGCGCCCCGCCGAAAGTAGCCCTCAGGGGAATCTCCCGACCAAATGATGCCGTGAGCCCTGCCGGGTCTTTCATGCTCGCTTTGAATTCATCGTTCATATCACACCATCCTTCAGGAGCCGTCCTGCGGTCGTTTCCATGATGTTTGACCGGGCACAATCTCCGTTTGGCCACCCCGCCCGGATCTGCACCTCTACAGGCGGCGGATTAATCTTTCGGTTATCAAACCTGAGTGTCTCGAGCTGAGACAGCGTGAACCAAATACGTTCCGGCTCCACCCTCAGGTCGCCGATAGTTTTTTCGACAAGATTGCGACCGTTCTGCGCAAACGTGACATAAATCCTGTCCGCGCCAGTGAGGTCAACATCAACATCAATATATCTTTCCTGAGTTGTTCCTCTCATAATGATAATCACCCCCCTCTGACGCGTTGTGCGCCCCTTAGACGGTCTTGTTATAGTTAACCGTAGAAACACCTATTAAGATTCCCAAAAGCGTTCCTGCACGGCTCAGCGTAAGCACAATAGCATCCACATTTGCCATTCCCCAAGCGGGGCCGACATCACCGATAAACCACGCGAGGCCCGGGAGGGCAATCAGCCCGACCCACTTCAGGACATCATAGAGCTTGTTACTAATCATCTGCTTTTGTCTCCTCCCGCATCTTCAGCACCTTGTTATATAGCTCCGTGGCGACATCGTTGCCGCCAAGATTGTGATAAGCCTTATACACCTTTTTCATGCTCTCTTTGGCGTATATCGGGCAGAATCCTTTGTCTGAATAGCGATTGTAATTGCCAACGATTGATTCCCGGAGAAGACTCTGCACGCCCTCCGCGATTGCTTCGTTCTTCTTTTTTTCCTCCTGTAGCTGTTCGCGCATCTCCTTGAAAAGATATGACAGCACGGCAAGAACTGCCGTAAAAAGCCACTCAAGCCAATGTACTCCGATAAATGCCAAGATGTTCATGATATTAAATCCTTTCTCAGGCCGCGTTCTCCGCAAGCCACTTTTGCACAGCCGGACGGAAAAGCCTCGGTACATCAGCAAGTTTCCACGCTTCCCCGGTCTTCGGGTTGATTTCCTTGTTTTTGATTTTCACTCCATAAAATCTTCCCATTATTCACCCTCCTGCTCCGACAGCACCGTTGCAAGGTCGTCAATCGCGCCGTCCTGCACATGCTGAGATTCCTCAAGAGCCGCCACCCGGAGCTCAAGCTCTGTCGGCTCGTGAAGGCTGATAACAACCGTCACGGTCAGGCCGTCTTCGTTGGTCTGCCGCGTAGGGGCACCGTTCAGCACAAGTCCGGTATATTCCCCTGTTACAATGTCCGCGCCGTCATCATCCGGCTGTGAAAAAGTAATTTCGCTCACGTTGTCCGCAGTACACTTTTCGCAGACATACAGAGCATCAGCTTCATTTTTGGCGGCATAAACGATATGATCGAGGGTTGCACCCTCTTCAATCTGAATTTTTGTGCCGTCCTTGAAGGTCATGTGGTTCATGAGCTCCCTCCTTTTATGCTTCCTTGCCATACTTGCGGTATAACAGATTAATGTTCTCCTGTTTGATTAAGCATCTTGAGAAGCCGTTCCTCTTCCGTCTTGCTTATATCAAGCGGAACTCCCGGCTCGCCGGGATCGCCCTTTACCCCAATCTCGACGAGTCCTTTTTTCCATAGTTCCCGCAGTTCCGTTTCACTTAATTCCGGTAATTCTTGCTGTATCATACTATCCTTCCTTTTAGGGCGTTAAATGATGCTTTAGTGACACTGAACCTTGTATCAGCGACGAGAATGACAGGGCAAGCCACGACTGGAGCTACGGGTAATATAGCCTTGGGTGACCTACCAAATGATGGAATGACAGCCGTTGTCGCACCACTGGCAAGCGGCACATCCACATTTCTGCGGGCATGGGTTAGCCCGACTAATAATACATGGTTTTTGACGGCAGTAAACCCAAATACTGGCGAAGTATTGTCTAACCAATCTATATCTTTCCGATATTGGTTGCTGAAATTTAAAAAGTCATGATTCGGCTCCGTTAGTTAACCGTTCCGTCCGTGATATAGCTATTTAAACAGCTTGGTACATGTTATAGGCAAGGTAGCCAACCACTTATGAACATATTAGTAGGCAAAGCTGAAACAGCGGTCAAAGTCTTATTTACGGCTGTGACTCTATAAGTATCGCCGCTTACGGAATTTGTTGCGATTACCCATAACTGCCTGTTAAACGCAAAGCTATTGCTTGTAAATTGACAAATGGTAGCACCTGCTGATACTTGTGCTGAGAAATAAATCTGAAAATACATTAATCTACCCATTTTATAGAAAAATGTATAGTTACTATTAACAGAAATACCGCTCGCAAATTTCGCATCGCTTGTAACATCGTTGTATGTTAAAGCATCATTTAGCGTCTTACCCATATTCGCGGAAAGCGGCTTATTCGTTGCCGTGGATGTCAGGTTGTTCACGATGTCGGAGATATTGATCTTGGATGCAATTGCAGTCTTCGCATCGTTGAAAAACTTTATGACTTTACCCCATGCAATAGAGCCCGTATCGCCTGTCGCCGGGATTGGATAATCCGCCGTGGAGGCCGTGACCGTATCAAGGGTCAGGCCGCTCATCTTGGTTGTTTGTTCGCCCGGTTTTCCCTGAGGAATAACAAAGTCAAGAACCGCCGCTGTTGCAGTGCCGCTGTTGGTGACCTGCGCCGTGTTGCCGTAAGCAGTAGTGGAGACCGTACCGACTTCGATGGTCGCGCCGGGGCCAGTAGCTCCCTGAGGGCCTTGCGCTCCCGTATCGCCCTTCGGCCCTTTGATGTTGCCAATTAATGTTCTCTTAGTAGCCATAAGCCCTCCTTACTCTCCGCCGTTGCCTGTTTCGGTTCCGGCTTCATCCCCGGTGTTATCCCCGGTATTGTCGCCCGTGTTATCGCCTGTGTTGTCACCCGTGCCCCCGGTATCCTCTCCGGTGTTTTCGCCCGGGTCAGGCGTTGGCTCCGGGTCTTCCTCCGGGTCTGTATAGGTAAAGACATACTCAAGATTCCCGGAATCACTGTCATATTCAAAGTTGTCGCCGATGTCGGATGAGTCATCCTCAAGGACATACAAGTTTCCTGTATCGCCCTCGACATAGAGCATATACAGACCATTAACGACCTGACTGATGCCGCTGTCACCCTTGTCGCCCTTATCGCCCTTGTCGCCCTTCAGGGCCCCGGACTGCAAAGCCGTCTGAACGGTATCCGCCACAGTTTGCGCGTTCTGCGCCGCCGTATTTGCGTTCTG